TTGGCGACTACCGCTCTCTCTCTCTCTCTCTCTCTCTCTCGGCTCGAAGCTGAAACCGCTACCGGAAGCCTTGCACGTTTCACTGCTCATCCGATAAGACTCGATAGTGCTCTCGGAGAGATAGTATTTTTCGTCCACGGTTTCTTCGAGAAAATCGAACATAGATTTTGCGAGAGGGATAGGATCCGGAAATTGATATCCACGGTCAACATCTTTTCGGATGCTGATGGCGAAGACTCGTTCCCGATTCTGCGGTATTCCGTAATGTTTTGCGTTCAAAACCTGCCAGTAGGTGTTGTAACCCATGGAATCTAACCAGTCGAGCCAGTTTTGGAATGCCGGGAGGAATTTCTTACCGACGAGATTTTTCACGTTTTCCAAAATCAGATACTTAGGGAGTTCGTCATAAACAGAAGCGACACCGAGCAAACGCTGCACCTCATACAGTAGACCGCTTCGGGTCTGACCTTTAACGATGCCCGCCTGATTGCCAGCCAGAGAGATGTCCTGACAGGGAAAGCCGTATGTCCATAGATCCGCATAGTCAAGTTTTCTGACTTTGGAAATATCACCGTAATTCCGGGTTTCTCCGAAAATCGCTTCATACGACATGATTGCGTATTTATCGACTTCGGAAATACCCACAATTTCGTGAGGGATGTCCAATCGCTCCAAAGCTTTACGGAATGCTCCGATGCCACTGAACAATTCGTTTACTTTAAGCATGACAACTTCTCCATTAAATGATGTCACACCCTTGCTTTTTGTAGGTCGCACACCGCTTTTTGAAGACTTTCACCAGATAACCGATGTTATCCACGAAGTCAAAACAGACAGGTTTCTGCTTGCCGGGGTGAGTCCGGGCGATGCGACCTATGCTTTGGGTGATAACGGCGTAGTCCTTCTTCGGCGTGGTCAAATACAACCGCTCCAGACAGGGAATATCCAGACCCTCTTTTGCGAGTGTGTAGCTGGCAAAGAGGTACATTTTCTTACCGCATCGCATATCTTCGATTGCCTGTTCTCGTGCCAGTTTGCCCTTTTTGGTAGTCATGCTGCCATCCACCATCACCGCCATGCTCTGCATATCCGCAGGGAGCATCGCCATGATTGTGCGAAGATGTTCAAGCCGATCAGAGAGGATCAGGGAAGGGTGATTGCGTTCTTCCACAATGAATTGCGTAATCATTCGATTGCGTTCTTCATTCTCGCAGAGATAAGAAATGAGCTTGGTGTAATTCAACGTACCGTCCGAATTAAGACATTTACGATGGATTTGTACGCCAGTGCCTACGGGCGAGATGGTCACTTTCATGATTCGATCACCCACGGCTTCGTCCGGGACGGTGTGAATGATCTCACCTAACAGAGCATAGGTGGCAGCTATCGTACCGTCAGAACGGTGAACGGTAGCGGATAAACCATATTTATGACGGGCACATAGGCTACTCAGCACTTTATAGAACTGAGTCATGGCGGTAGGAGTACCGGAGCAGCGATGGCATTCATCCACGATAATGACATCCCAGAGGTGCTTGTACTGGCTCAAATCCAGTCGGCACATGGTCTGAATCGTGGCGAAGGTGATGCCCTCACCGATATTAACCTTACCTTCGGTGATCGTTCCGAGAAGGGCGGGATCCATGTACAACTCAGCACGACTCTTACTCTGATTGAGCAAGTCTTTGGTATGGGTCAGCCAGAGTGTTCGCCTTGCCAGCCGAACGACTGTTGCAATACCCATCTGAGTTTTACCGCTTCCCGCAGGACTCTGGAGAATACCGTAGTGATTACTGACAACAGCATCCACGGCTTGCTCCTGATAGTCATACAGAGGAACGGAGCATAAGTAATCGACCATATCAGCGGGCTGGAACTCTGTTTGCACTTGGCAATCGCTGAGGAAGGGACTTATCTGTCGCAGGACACCGAACGGAAGAATCAGGGTGTTACCCCGTGTCTCATACAGATTCAGCGTCTTGGGAGTGTTACCCATCCACAGGTGCATCCGCATCTTTTGGGTGTACTCCGGGTTGTTGATAACCAGATTCTTTTTGCACCATTCCACCAGACCGGGGGTCGGGTTTGCGACTGCGATGGTGCTGCCGAGCGTCATTTGCATCCGGCGATCCATTTCTCCAATGGCTTGCCGATCTCATAGACTTCGGCGGGACTCATGTAGGATTGCTGATTGCTCAATGCTCTGATGACGAAATGAGGAATCATGTAGACTTTTTCACAGAGCTGGACAGCGAACCATCCCTCTCCATTTCCGCACTCTTTCCAGAGCGTCATGGAAAGATCCTGATTCTCCTCCATTCGTTTCAGTGCAAATCCTTTGGTGGTGCTGCATACCTTGCAGTCGATAAGGTACGGCACTCGATTTCGGACAGCGAGTACATCAGCTGGTTGACCTGCCTGATTCTGTGCCAGATTGTGACACCAGAAACCATGTTCAAACAGGATGTCGCATAAATACGTCTCGAAATCATTTCCGATTTTTCTATTTGATGCCATTAGCAAAATCCTCAATCAGTTCTAAGACGTATTCGTCCGGGGTGATTTCACTTACGATTTTCAACGCATCCATCACTTCTTCACGGTAGGACTGGAAATAATCCAGAGCTTCCTGCCCCATGTGAAGTCCGATCAGATACTCAAAATCCTTGATGTTGAAAATCGTAGCTTTGCTACCGTCTTTCAATTTCATGATGTGAGCCATTACTGATCTCCTTTGATGCGTTTGAAGTAATCGTGCCGGGGGTTATACCCACCGTGGGGCGGTCTGTAAACGCCCTTACGCTGCTTCTCCCTCTCTCTCTTTACGTTGTATTCCTGCTTCCAGATTTTGTACTTTTCACAGGAATCGTGACAGTTGGGATCCGCACATCGGTCAGGGCAATTTTTACAGGGTGGATTCATTGGACTCACTCCTTACTTGGCACAAATCCGACCTACGTTAAAAGCCATGTAAGCTACGCAGAAAACCATCGCCCAGATGGAAGTGATGTAATCCATCCGTTCAGTGAGCTGGCACCAAAAGAAGAAGGTGCACAGAGCAGCTACCGGGATGACCTTATGTACTACGGTCTGGAGCTTCTCCATCCAATCGAGAGTACGCTCTTTCTCGTTGGCAACCAGAATAGGCTCGTCACGGGGAGCTTCCTCGACCACAGGGGTGGGTTTCTTTGCAGAGGTGGGATTACGCTTGGTAGCGGTTTTCGCCGCTTTGGGCTTGCCGGACTCATCCACGAAGCGGCTTCCGAAGATTTGAGCCAGACCCTCGTCGTTCGTGTCCAGATGGTTGATGTCGTTGTTCTGCATGATTAAATCCTTTCTCTCAAACTCCTTGCGGAGCGGGATGACCGTACTCTTTCAAGTACCATTCTTGGAAAGCCCTCTCATTCGCCGGGTCATCGTAAAATGCTTTGATTCGATCAACCATTCCGATGAAGGGACGAGCGAGGTCTTCGACTTGCTGTTTGGAAAGAGTGGCGGTATTCTGTTCGTCCATATTGACCTCCAACTTTTTCCGTCCGTTTTATAGGACTCATGATGTGCTAAGGTTTTTAGAGATCAAAGACTCAACTGCCTTTTTGAACTTCTCCTCAGCGTTTTGGGGTTCCCGATGACCATTGAGCACCATGCTGACATACTCAGGGGTAACTCCGAGTTCCTCAGCAAGCTGCTTTTTGGTGATCTTCCACTTGTGCATCTGACCAACCAAGTCTCCGATCCATTGTGCAAGCATACAAATTTCATCTCCTCTCGTTAAGTAAATGTTGCATTTCTTAAACATTCGTGATAAGATGAAATCGCCAAAAATCAACTTCACAAACATTTTAAGATTTGCGTCGCTCTCGATTTGTTTATGTTCTTGAGCACGTTTGCATTATAGCTCAACTTCTTAAACATTTCAACCCTAAATGTTCAAGTACTTGAATGTTTGTGTACATGAACAAAAGGTGAGGGGTGTTTTTGTGTCTTTTTATGAAAATTTCGTGTTGCTCTGCGAAAAGAAAGGCGTAAAACCGGGTAGAGCTGCCACAGAGTGCGGAATCAACCGCTCCAATGTCACCAACTGGAAGAACAATGGATATACGCCTAGAGGGGATGTTTTACAGAAACTTGCGACCTATTTTGACGTAAGCGTCGGTGTGTTGCTCGGTGATGATGAAGATGTAACAGGGAATCTTGTGTTTGCAGGTAGAGATGTATTAGACGATGTCGATGTTGCATTTTACGGAGCATTTAGAGAATTGGACGAAGAACAGAAAGAAACCGTCCGTGACATGGTTCGTGTCATGAGAGAAAGGCGGTCTAAGAAATAGGAGAATACCGTGTTTGACCTAGCGAATTTCTATGACTACTGTACAGAAAATGATGTTGACATAATTCCGTATATGGGTATGCCCAGCGAGGGTATGACCATCCGGGATAGTGGTAACTATGCCGTTTTTTTGGACATACTGAAAATCCAATCCACCCGTGTCTTCAAAGGTGTTTGCTTCCATGAAACGGGTCATGTGGGATCCGGGGCATTGCATAAAGTAGACAGCCCATTTGAAACGGTGGAACGCAGTGAATACCGTGCAAACCGATGGAGCATCGAGCGGTATTTAACCGCAGAGGATTTCCGGGAAGCATTTTCCGCAGGGTACACAGAACTGTGGCAACTGGCGGATTACTTCGATTTACCCGAAGAAATAATTAAAACCGCCCTGACCTATTGGACAGAGCGGCGTGGTATCGATTTTAATAATTAAGGAGATTGTTATGTTAGAGAAAAAGATTCATGAATTTGTTGCCGATGCTGAAAACCTCACCATTGGTGCTGTTGTCAATGATGATTTTGTGAAGATCCATACTCAGTATGGTAACGCTGTGCTTGTCAGCGAAGCCGAATGGAACATCATGACGGATGCCTTGAAAAAGGTTCTGCATGATGCCACATAATCTGTGAACACTTACAAATCGGGGTGATGAAATGAAAGCTGTCATCTATGCCCGATATTCCAGCCATAATCAGCGTGAGGAATCCATCGAAGGTCAGATCAGAGAGTGTCAGGATTTTGCAGCTCGAAATGGTTTTGTCGTTATCGGTGAATACATTGACAGGGCACTGTCCGGCAAAACAGATGATCGAGAAGACTTCCAGCGAATGATTAAGGACAGCGAGAAGGGACATTTTGATGCCGTACTCATGTACACCATGGATCGTTTCGCCCGAAATCGTTATGACTCCGCCATGTACAAAGCCAAGCTCAAAAAGAACGGAGTCAAAATCTATTATGCCAAGCAAGCCATCCCGGAGGGAGCAGAAGGTATTATTCTGGAATCCGTCTTGGAGGGTATGGCAGAATACTATTCCGAAAATCTTTCCCGCAACGTCCGCCGGGGCATGAATGAAAATGCCCTCCAATGTAAAGTCAATGGCGGTGTATGTCTGGGGTATCGGAAAAGCAAAGACAGTAAATACGAGATAGACCCGGTGGGGTCGAAGATCGTCCAAGACATTTTCGAGAAATACGCCACGGGAATGTCTGCAACCCAGATCGTCAAATACTGTAATGACCGGGGATATAAGACTGCCCACGGTAAATCGTTTACCCGAAACAGCCTGAGAACGATCCTCCAAAACAAAAAGTACATCGGCATCTACGAATACGATGGAACGGTCATCGAGGACGGCATACCGCCCATCCTGAGCCGAGAATTATTTGATCGAGTCCAAGGTATGCTCCGTCATAATTACACCGCCAGAGCGAAGACAAAAGCCAAGGAAGACTATCTCCTCACCACCAAGGTTTTCTGCGGTCACTGCGGCTCAAACATGATCGGAGAATCGGGAACATCCCGGCATGGTACGACCTATCACTATTACAAATGCGGCAACCGCAAGCGTGGTCATGACTGCCTAAAGAAGACTGAGAAAAAAGACCTTCTGGAACGTATCGTGGTGCAACACACCGTCGAGAAAGTATTGACCGATGCCAATATCAAAATGATTGCCACAAATGCGATGGCTTTGATCGAGAAGGAAGCTGCCGACAATACCCTGCGAATTGCCTATGAGAAAGAGCTAAAGGATGTCCAGAAGCGTATTGGCAACCTCCTCGACCTCATGGAGCAGGGCATCTCAACCGAAAGTACCCGTGGACGGTTGTTGGAGCTGGAATCCCGGAAAAACGATCTTGAACGGAACATCGCCCGTGAAAACGCAAAAAAGCCCCGCTTGACGAAAGAGCGGATCATATTCTGGCTCAATTCGTTCAAGCAGGGCGATATAGAAGACATCGAATACAGACGGAGAGTTATTGACACTCTGGTAAATTCAGTATATATTTATGATACCGACGGGGATAATGGTCGTAAAATCGTGTTTACTTTCAATATTTCGGGTGATAATACCTCTACGCTAAAGGTTTCGGATATTGAGTGTTTCAGTGTACCAAACTGTGCAAATCCGAACACGTTCTTCTTCGTGAAGCACTGTTTCGGGTTTGTATTACAAATCGAGGACATAGGTTGAATCCTATGCCCTCGATTTTTTTTATTTACTTCACAATATCTTCCAGAAGACCGGAACCAGTGAAAACCTGATTAAACTTTGCCACCGCTGCTTCAATCATAAACTTCATTTCCTCGGCGGTAATGTTGATCTTCCACGTTGCCAGCTTTCTGGAGAGCTGCTCCAGAGCTTTATTCAGCTTGTCCTCGCCGTGCAGATCCTTGCAGGTCTGCTCGACGAACAGAACAGCGTTCCGGGCGAAAACCTCGACCACCTTGTTCTGCAACAGGGGCTTGACGTACTTACTAGCAGCTACTGCCAGAATGATTGCGGCGACATACAAAACCGCCTGCATGAGCTGAGGGGCGTAGTATGCCAGCATTTCAAAGATAATCATTTCCATGATTGTTTCCTCCTATGGTAAATTATTTTTTGGCGAGCCAATGATTCAGCTCGTCCTTAGCATCCTGCATCTGCTTGATGTTGTTGCCATCCAGACTATGATCCAGAAGGGCAATCAGACCGAGTGCGGTAATGCGGTTGCTTTCCCGGATTTCGCCAAGCTCCTTCTTGTCGTTCTCCAGCTTCTTCTCCACTTCACCTACACGCCGCTTGAGATCGGCAATTTCTCTGTCCTGCTCCTCGTTGGGAGCATTGATTGCTTTCTTAGCCTTGATGACTTTCTCGATTGCACTGCCGATGGTGTTAATGGCACCGGGTAAACCGACGACCACTGCACCAATCAGCAGCAAATGTTCCTCGCTCATAGGGTATCACCTCGCTCCCTTGGGAATATCGAAGTGAACGTTAGTTTCGTTGATCTCGTAAGTGTATCGCACCTCCGGCTGCTCTCGGAAGAATGCAACCAACTCCTCAGCAGATACACCTTCAATACGAATATCCATGGCTTCGCCGTACATATGCTGACTATTGGCAACACCACCGGACAAAGCGTTCCACTTCTTGCACCGCAGGAAGGAGACATTGTGACCGGGTCTGCCGAAGTGCTTGCGGGCACGATCCGCCAACCGAACAGTCATTTCCTTGGGTTCTGCGGGGAAACCATCACAATACTTACCGCACTTGCAGCGAAGTTCCTCACGAGTAAAATACTCGATCTCATCCCACCACAATTCCTCAGAGGATTCCTCCGGCTCCGTGGAAGACACAGGATCGGCATAAGAATCGTAATACTTCTGACCGAAAGAAGCTCTCTTTGTCTGTACGGAAGCACCCTGATCCGCAGGACACTCATACCGGGTCAATACGATATTGGATGCTTCCAGAACAGTGGTGGCTTCCTCCAGAGCGGTTAATACGCTCTTGAAGCTGCCAGATAATTCCTCATACAAGAAATCGAGCTGCACGGAGAGATTGCCGATGGAAGCGTTGTGCTCCCTTGCGTATTCCAAAAGGGCTTTCTTCCGGGTATGATACGTCCACTGAGCCAGACCATAACCAGCACAGTCCTTCACGAAATTGGCGTAGGATCCTTTATCGACAGCGTTGGTATACGCTTCGTCGGTGTAACCCAATGACGTATTGTAGCTGTTCTGGAGGTTATTGGGAATCAGACAGCTTTCCGCATACAGATTACCCATCAGACCAGCGACTCCAAAAGGATTGCCGATTTTACCGATGAGAAAATCCCAGACAGCTTTCTCATTGGGAGATGTGGTTTGACCAGCTATGACTTTATCACTTATGTAGGCACGAGTAGTGGCATCTGCTATACCATTCGGGGTCAGACCAACAGCTTTCTGATACCATACGGTTGCTGCCATCGTTGCGGGGCCAGCGAGACCGTCGTTGACCAAAGGTTTCTTAGCATAAACCGTGACAACGTCTTGGATAGCGTCGATTACTTCTCTGGATTTATCAGCGGTATTCTCACCGAAGATACCATCGACCTTGATACCAAAATCCTTTTGTGCTGCCCGGGTGGCGGCTTCGGACATGGATCCCCAGATGCCATCGATGTCATCGGTAGTGTCACCGTAATAACCAAGGAAGAACAACTGCCATTGTTTCTGTTTGATACTCATTGACATATGCGTGTACTCCTAACTATTGGGGTAAAGGGAAGGGCGGGATCCGCCCCTCCCGGATACGGGTCACTTACTCAGTGACCAGTTCAGCCAGCTCCAGATCGATCAGCAGTTCCTTGACCTGATTCTTAATCAGGGCGGGAACACTGTCGTAGGTACGCTTGCCCTTAACGATCAGGGCAACATAGATAACAGCCATGTTCTCAACCTCCTTTCGCCGGGTGATGAATAGGTACAGTCCGAATATGCGGAGAAGCATTACTGCTCCTCCAGCAGCTTCATGACTTCGTCACGGAGCTGTTCGGGCACATCGTCGATGGTTTTCAGACCCTTCTTAATCAGGGATGCGTAGATTTTTGCCATGATTACATACCTCCCAGAATCATTTCGTAGACCTCAGCCAGAGCAAGCTGGAGATCGGTGATGCTGCCGACATTGGCATTCAGAACAGCGGCGATAGCTTCGTCCTTCTTCTCCTGAGCGGTCTTCTCGCCCAAGACAAACCAAGACTTGCCATCACGGGCGATATTACTCATGAGCTTCATGTCGGTGTAGGTTTCGGTGGTCTCACCGTCGGAGATGACCACGGTGTCGAGATTGCCCTCGAAAACGGAATCCTCGATGACATTCGGGGCAATGTAGTTATTGCCGTTAAGCTGGAGCTTTTCCAGTTTGGTGCCATCGCTCAGAGTGATAGTATACATTTCGGTTTACCTCCTTTAATTCTTCAAACAGGGTGTTCATATTTTGACGTTGTAGTTTGCTCATGATTTTGTAGTAATTGGAAAACCACGATTGAAACCAATCTTCAAACTCCTTTGGAGTCAAGATATATGCCAGCTTCTTCATTTTCCGCCGCATACAGGTCAGTCTTTTCGGGTTGATCTTCTGGATGACTCTACCTGTGTCAGTGAGAGAATATTGGATTTGCAGGAATCTCCAGTATTCGGACAGTTTACAAATCCGGGTCTTACGAATATTCACGGTGATACCGATGCTTTCCGCAATACGGATGATATCCTTGAGGAGATCCTCCAGATATTCTTTACTCTCATGAATTACATAGCTGTCGTCCATATATCGACCATAGAATTTCACGCCACGGACAATTTTGATGTAATTGTCAATGGGAATCGGGTACATAATCCCGGCGACCTGAGCAACCTGATCCCCGATGTTCAAATGCTTCGCCATGAATTTTTCACCCGTCAAACGACTGCGGTCTATCTGCGAGTGCTCCAGCGAATTGAACAGCGAGGTCATGCAATTTTCGTATTCCTCATCGGTCATGTACGAAACATCGACCTTTGAGCGATCAATGATTTTCCGTAGCAACCAGAGGGCATCCTCATCATGGATATACTTCTCAAACTGCTCCATCAGCTTGTCATGGCGGATGTTATCGTAGTATTTCGAGAAATCTATCAGGAGGATATAACCATCATTGGATTTATGCTGGGCATAATATTTCCGAAGATGGGTCAGCAATCTCCGTCTGGTGAAATCAATACCTTTGCCTGTCAGGCTGGCTCCGTTGTCGTATATCAGATACTTCCGAATCGACGGAGACAGCACTTCATCACAAAGACTATGTTTCACGATGCGATCAGGGATTTGCTCACCACTGATATATCGTGTCTTCCCTCGCTCATTGAGAACGAACTCCATGGAAGGGAGAAACTCGTAAGTATGAGTTGCCAGTTCTTTCTGAATCCGGGACAGACCCAACAGATAGGTCATCTCGAATTTCTGAACGTGTGGTTTCCAGTCACTACCTTTCTTAGCACGGATGAACGCATCGTACAGAGCGTTTCCGTCATGTATTTCACGCTGATAACCACAGCTCTCGTAAGAGGTGGTGTCGTGTTTAGTATTTACCATAAGGAGGGACAATCTCTCCTTTCTCTGTCCGCAGAACGGTCAAAAGCCTATTTAACTGCGGAATTGAAATCGGGGCGAACACCGTTAGCATTGGATGCGTTGTTGTAGTTCGCATTACCGTTGTTGTTGACATTGGCGAAATTGGCAGCGGAATCAGAGATTGCCCCTTTGAATTTATTGTCGGATTTTCTCCAACCTTTAATGAGATTGATTTCAGTTTGAATCGCATCAGCGAAGCGGAGATAGACATTAACATCAACCGGAAGCGTTTCGATGGCATACTGTAATTCCTGCACCAGATGGTAGCAGTACCCAATCGCCCGGTCTTGATGCAACCGCCTTTGAATCAATTCCTCCCGGTAGGTGGGATAAATGCTATTCGCCATATACACTTCCCGGGTGATATTTCTCAGACAGTCGATGATGACCTTTCGCTGATCGGCAATAAACCACTCGTCGAATGCTTCATTATGAATTTTGATGTTTTCATATGTCTCCCTCTCCGTTTCGGTGAGGTCATCATAGGCTCGTCCGCCAAATCTCTTGTCCAGACGTTTGTCAGCCTTGTCGAAGCTATAACCGAAGTCTCTGAGCAGCAATTCGGTGATATCCCGTCTCAGCCGATATAGATGATGGTAAACTTCAAACTGAGAGGACTTCTGATTGCGTTTCAGTACAGACATTCAGTGATACCTCCAGAGGTGTGCCCCACAAGGGGGCACAGATTTAAGATTTAATGGAGAAAGCGGGGCGAACACCGGTAGCAAGGGACGCGCCGATGTAGGTCGCATGACCGTCGGTGCCGACATCGGCGAAAGTGGCAGCGGAAACTACGTCTCTCAGCCAGTACCACTGACGGTTGGAAATCATGTCGGGGCGGAAGGTGAACAAGGGGAACTGAGACTTGTCAACGGTGTAAGCTGCGGGCAGTGCAGCACCAGAGCTGGTGTGGGCGAAGATTACACCGCCGTAAACATTCTGCTCAGTCATCAGCTCCACAGTGGAGTCATACCAGCTACCGCCAGACTCGTAACCGTTGGTAACGGCGTTCTTGAGATACTGACGGTGATTCAGAATGTGGGCAGAACCGAACGCACTGTTGATAGTGGTCTTAGCCTGTTCCAGACCCTCGGTGTACATCTTGGAGCTGACGTAAGCACCAGTGGTGTCATTGGTATCGTTCATGCAGTGGGTGTACATATTGGCATCGGGAACCAGCGTGACATGGTGGGTGGTGCAATCGGTGTCACCTGCACGATAGTAATAATCGAATGCTGCGATACGATAAACGATACCGCCGATAGTCCAGTAGTCACCGATATACAGGTCATCGAAAGTACCTGCGGCGATAGCTGCATACTGAGCTGCGGTGACAGCATTGCCCAGATCCTTACCCCGGTAAATGGCGTTATGTGCACCAGCACCAGTAGCGTTGATCTTAGCCAGAACAGCGTTGATATCAGTTACATTCTGCTCGAAACCTGCGAACTCCTCGGTGAACAGATCCTTCATTCCGGTTTTCAGCTCACCGTAGGTGATTTTACGAATGCCATCACCAGTGTGTGCGAGGATGATGGTAGAATCCTCAAGCTGTGCAATCGCATCGAAGTCAGTAAACTTCTTTGCGTTATCAATAGGTAAAGTGGACATTTGTTATACCTCCTTATGTTTCCAGTTTGCCACAATTACATTGTTCAGGTCGTCGATGATAACAGCTCCATCGTCCGTAATGATCGGGGCAACGAAGTCATTATTCAGAGTCATGTACTCCAGCAGGGCAACTCTATCGGTAAGTGCATCGACCTGATTTTGCAGATTACCAGCAACATCATCCGACAACTGTCCTTTGACGAGATTGAACCATGTCAGGAATACCTGCTCCTGAGCGGACTCGAACTCAGTGATCTCGTTACGATAATCGGTCTTGATCGTTTCGACGATCTCGTCACCTTCTGCTTTCAGACCTTCGACGTAATCCTCGAAATCACTCTGGGTGGTATTGGCTTTATCCTCAAAGAAAACCTTCTGGGCTTCAAAGTAGTTCAAGAAGGTCGAATAAAGATCAGTACCGCCCTCCAGCATTTCCATGATGATGTTCATTGCCTGATTCATGCGGTTTGCATCTTTGGCACCGAAAAAGGAATTTTCCTTTTGGCTGTAAACCGTTACATCCTGCAAAGAAATACTTCCATCCGAGTTGTTAATCATGGAATACTTTTTCAAACCCGACCATACCGCATCGGTGTAATTCTCAGGTAAGTGTTCCCATGCCATCAAAAGTCACCTCCCTTCATACCGAAATTCCATGTAAACTTTCTTCGCCCTTCTGACTCATTGGTGAGTCTGTCATAAAGATCCAAGATAGCACTTTCCAACCGATTCAGCTCGTTGAAATCCGGGGTGTTTCCATTGTCCACATAAGTGGGAGCACTACCGTAGGATCTTTTCAGTGTGTTATTGTTAATGGTGATGAGATTTTGCTCAAGCTGATTGATTTCATCCGCATAGAAATAATCAGCCGGAGTGCGGTCTGCACCTAGAGCATGGATAGAAAAGTCAGTGTAAAGGGTAACTGCCAGCTCCCGGAGGTAAGCCAGATTGTTTTTGATGCGGTTGAAATCCACCGCATTGAAACGATCTCCGGTATATCCGCCGTTGAGATCAGTACCACAATGCCAGTCTGTTTTGGGTGTTGACCAAGCCATAATTAACCTCCAATTCGTCGAGCTACCACTCTACCGGAGAAACTCTGATTGAAGATAAGAGCTTGACGATAGATGTTTACCTTCATACCGCTATGGAACTCATTCTCCTGATAGACGATGTCATTGACATCGATCTCAGGATTACCACGAGTGTTGTATTCGTACTCAATACCGGAAGCGTAATACTCGCCCAGCCACTCAGCCAGATCATTCGCCATCGTAATATCCGAAATGAGCGGATTTTCCCATTTGATAGTCTTACCACGGTTGTTCAGTGTCTTCACACCATACCGCTCCGTGATCTTATAGCGATATCCGTAGATTTCGATACGGAATGTTCCTGTAACAGCGAAACGAATTGTCACATAATAGTTACCAGACGCAACAATGGAAATGTTGCTGGCGGATTCGTCCAGCGTAGCCCGGAAGTTATAAGAAGGTTCACCGATGAAAAATGTAATCACATCGCCGCTGGTGACGGTAACTTCTTCACCGATCAGACTTTCTTCCTGCGTACCCTTCTGATAGCTGTAACAGGGAACCACCACTTCTTTGATAAGCTCCTGCTTAATAGCCTTGAGAGAGGAAGTCATGTCATTTCTCGTCATGGTGAAATCGGTAACATCACCGAAAGTGAAATGATTGAGCACAATCCGGTTATACGGCTCTGCGGTTTTGGTAAATTCGATCTTCATGGTGTCGAAATCATCGAACGTATGGAGCACAACCGTGGTAGGCGTGATTTCCTCCTCAACCTCGTATTCCGTGACCAAATTGCCGTTGTTGTAGGTGCGAATGGTAATCGCTGCCGGGAGTGCATGACCAAATTCAAATTTCACACCGTAGTACATACAGGCGGCTTCCTGCACGACAGTGACCACGGGATTTTTGGAGAAATACCCGTTGGCATCGGAAATTTCATTGGAAACATACCCGGTGTTCAGCGTTGCGGCACTCGAATTTCGGGGAAGGAAATACATACCGCCGTTCACAGGCGTGTAATTGGTAGCTAGAGATGCGTATTCGTTTTTGAGTGTTTCATTCAGAATGTTCTCGACATTTGAATAGGCGGTTTCTCCATTAGAAGAAACACTTGCTTCGGGTCTGAAAGAAGACTTAATCTGCACAGTACCCTGACGGGTCTGGGTGAGAACACAACGGCAAGCGTTGGCGATAATTTGCAGAGCTTCCTTATGCTTGACCCGGGGAATGGGATTTTTGCTGTACAATTTCTTCAAACGGGGGTCGATATAATAATCGGTCAAACCTGCATCCGACAGGATTTCCTCCGCAAGATCGTAATAGCTACGACCAGCACTGGTATACATACCCTTGTAATACTCAGAATCCATATTGCGGAAAATATCATGACAGCGGATCGTCGCCGTGTAGTCATCGGACTCCCATTCGGAGCACAGCAGATGATTACCTTGGATCCACTCAATCGTTTCGGAATTGGGATGCTGATATCCGTAGTAGATATCCATTTCCTGTCCGGTTTCGATGAAGTTAATGGCAGATTTCGGATTGTCCACGTTGAAGTAGTTGTCGTAGTTTTTGAGTTGCACCGTGAAATCAATCTGAGGAACATCGGCACCGACGGGAGACACATAGCTCTCCAGAGAAGAAGACATCACGGAATCGTTGTAGTAGACGAGACCGTAACCGAAGCGAATGGAGTAGATACGCAGTCGGGACTGCGGATTTTTCATCCGATAGAAAACCAGCTTCACATAGGTGGTATTCTCCAGAACTTCTTCTGTACTGAACTCCGAAGCCGTATTATTGCGGAACTCGATCACCTGACCGCTACTGCTCACCATGTCGAAATCAACCGGATAGTTTTCTCCGAAATTGATTGTGATGCCTTTGAAATCCGTAGCGGGCATATTCAAATTGATGGTCAGCTCATACCGCCCGTTGGAGACGAGAGAACCGCCTACAATGCCAGTATCGTAATAGACATCCGACTGATTACGTCTGGGCAGGAAGAACATCGAACCGTCTACTTTTGTGAAATTTTCCTCCAGCGTAGCATACACAGTGTCGTCTCCTCTTTCGGAGAAGACCGTACTGTTATTGGAGAAATAGGCAAAGTCACCCTTGCCTATTCCTGCTTTCGCCTGAGCTTCCTGATTGACCAGACCGAAAGAGATCATGATGTAAGCTCTCTCTCGAAGGGAGGACTTCATGCTTTCTTTGTAGATTTTAGATACCTTCTGCATAAAGCACCTCCCTCACTCGCCACAGTCGATAAGATTCACTTTGCAATTTCGATAATGGGTGGGATTTCCGTCATCATCCACCCAATACGGTTCGGCTGTTCTATCGCCGGGGTACATTTTGATGGTCTTTCTCATATTGGTCACAGGATCCACGAAGGTGACATACACGAAGAACTGACTCAACATACTCAGGATTTTGCTCCAAACCTCTGCTGTGAGCCAAGGCCATTCGAGACCATCGATCTTATACTGGTCACGACCTACACGCTGACCGACAACAGAGCCATTGGCATTTCGTCCGGCATCGACTACCGTCGTGACGATAGGATGCACACCCCGCTTAGGAGGGGGTAATTCATATCCGTTTATAGCCAAATAAGACATTACTCGCCCTCCTTTACGCTGTTACGAAACGATATCCGTTTGCACTCTGCTGAGTGGTAACGGCATCGGTGATAGTACGATTGCCAACCTGCACAACGGTCTGTTCCTTCTTATCAGCCTGACGACGCATATCTGCGGCGACGGTGGACTCATTCAGAGCTTCCAGAACTGCCGTTCTGATCTCCTCATGACCGAAGGTATGATCCACAGAGTAAGTACCGTGCGTGGACACATCAGCAGAAACTGCCTTGGTGATATCCTCTGCGGTGTAATACTTCAATGCGGAAGTATCGACTGCGAAACTCATTCCCACAGTGGGGGAGAAATCGTTGATACCTTTGAGCCATTCATCCATGATTACGAATGTGCTGGGCATGGTCTCGTCCAAACCGATGTTGAAACCTTCGATGACATAAGCACCAATTTGTTTGAACGCACGAGACGGAGATGCTTCATCCGTGCCCTGTTTACCCTTTGCGATAACGCTTTGACCAAAATTATAAATCTTGGTCATGGCTCTGTCCCACAAGCTATTGATACCGTCGATAAAACCTTGAATGATGTTATAGCCGATATCCCAGAAGCTAGAAGTGATGGAATAATCATTACCGCTAGGGTACTGGAAAGCGGAAAGAACACCTTTACCGAAAGTTCTCATTAGGGCAGTTGCGTTGCCGTAATAATTACTCACCCGGTTTTTGAAATTATCAATGATGCTCGTAGCATAGCTTGCAAACGTATCACCGTTGACAGAACCATAGGAAGAACTGGTAAACCACGATCTAACACCGGATGCCCAAGAGGTCATAGCAGAAGAACTGTTACCGTAATTCCAGTTGATTCGATTCTTGAAACCATCAATGATGTTGCTTGCGTAAGTCTGGAACGTGGAGTTATTCACGGATCCATAAGAGGAACTGGTGAACCAGCTCTTTACGCTGGAAGCCCATGTGGTCATGGAAGACTGCGAATTACCATAGGATGCGTTGATCTTATTGCGGAAACCGTCAATAATATTGTTCGCATAAGTCTGGAAATTGCTGTTATTCACACCACCGAAGGAAGAACTTGTGAACCAGTTTCTGATGCTGCTTGCCCACGTTGTCATAGAGGACTGAGAGTTAGGGTAACTGGTGTTGATCCTATCTTTGAATCCGGTAATGACGTTATTGGCAAACGTGGAGAAATTGTTGGAGTTCACACCGCCAAAAGAACTGTTCGTAAACCAATCACGAATGCTGGAAGCCCATGTGGTCATGGAAGATTTCGAGTTGGGGTAAGAGCTGTTGATTCTCGAACGGAAACCCTCGATGGTGTCATTGGCGAAGATGGAGAAGCTATTCCGGTTCACACCGCCGTAAGAGCTGTTGGTAAACCACTCCTTCACCTTGGATGCCCATGTGGTCATGTTGGTTTTGCTGGTAGGATAACCGGAGCCGATTTTGTCTTTGAAACCATTGACAATATCCGTGCCTGTCTGCATGAAATTCTCTACCAGACCCTTACCGTCCTTACCTGCGGTAAACCATTCCTTGACACTTTCACCCCAACCGGAGATCAGGGATTCCAGTTTGGTATAGGTTTCCAAACCGAGGGACAGACCGTCCACGATGTCTTCGCCGTAACCCTTGAAAACGGTGGAAGGACTGTGGATCCCGAACAGATTTGCAAACCAGTCTCCGATTTTCTGCCAGATGGATTTGTACTGAGTCTCATCAGTATTATCATCGACACCCTTACGGAGACCTTCTGCGATATCCTCACCGTGACCCTCCATTCTTCCGGCGGTATCACTGAGAGACTGCTCGATCACATTCAAACCCTCACACAGCTCATCACCAACACCGATTTCCTCCAGCTTCATATCGACAAGTTCGTCGGTGTAGAAGCTGATAGTGCCAGTAAGAGCATCGTAAGTGTCCATCGCCTGATTGTAGGCATCCTCAGCGGCTTCGACTGCCTTGGTCTGCTCCTCCTGAGCTGCTTTCAACTCGGAATGCAGCTTGGGATTGCTGTACCACGGGCAATTTGCCAACTTCTCAGTGGTGACACTCAGGGCTTCGCTTGCAGCATTGTAATCGTTCAGAGCCTGTTGTGCATCTGCCATCGCCGTGTACTGATCCTTATAACTCTGCACCAGCAGGTCACGCATAGCTTCCATGCGAGCTTCCTGCTCCAGAGATGCAATCAGCTTTTCGACTTCCTCACGACTCTGAATTACACGCCCGGTGGTTTCGTCAATAGACAAAGACAAACCGTCAATATTCAGACCATTCAGAATGTCCACCTTGACCGCCATGAGTTCAAGCTCATAAGCAGAAGCATTGGCATTACCGTTGATGGCGTAGATTTCCTCCAGCAAATGACTTGCGGTAGCGAAATCATAAGAAGTCGTGTCCAGATTTTTGATGCCCTCATTCATGGTGTCGATGGCGGTAGTACATCTCTCGGATGTTTCAGCACATCTTTCCAGAATGTTCTGCATCACCTGATAATCCTCAGATGCCTGATATGCTTCTTCGCCCGCATCGCTGATTGCGTCAGCAACGCCCTTGACAGCGGAAATAATTCCAATGGCAATAGTAGCGAACATGAAGATCGGATTCACGTTACAAGCCGTGGTCAAAAGAACAACCGCCGCTGTGATAGCACCGATCCCTCCAACCAGAGAACCGATTACATTTGTCGCACTTGCACCATTCAGAAGCAGATCGGTCACAAAACCCTCGAAGATTTCAAGAGACCCGACAAATGCTACCAGCGGTGCGATTATAGGGGCAATAGCGAGTTTGCAATTTTTGAATCCAATCGCCAGAGCAGCGACAGCACCAACCAGACCGCCAATGGATCCGACCAGATTCTCAATCGTAGCTCCGTGCTTTTCGAGATCCTTCAAACTGATTGCCATAATACCGATACCACCAGCCGCAGCCACGATGGAAGACACAATGGGTGCTAGTGTGGTGGAGAACGGTTTCATAATGAGATATACACCCTGTGCTGCCAGAGCAACACCCGTGAGCATATCAATGAGATTTGCCCACTTCACGCCGTTTTCCAAAGCATCCGCTGCTGCCGAAACATACAGCAGTGCTCCACCGACAGTCATGAGCAACCCGGCGAATACACTGAGGTAGTCACCTGCGGTGAGTGCTCCGATAACATCGGTCAAACCCATGAGCTTTGCCAGCCACTGCGTCAGACCCCATGTTGCGAAAGCACCGCCAACCAAACCGATGAGAGGGAGAAGCTCCTTCATCTTTTCGGTGAGTTCAGCAACCTTCTGATTGACAGCATCACCGATAAAGTCATAAGTAGGGAGCGGGAAATCGAAACCACTACCGCCACCTCCACCTGCACTACCGCCACCTCCACCTGCGGAGGTATCTTCGGGAGGACTGATGATATTCAACTCGTCGATACCGAGTAATGCGTCCTTAATCTCTTTGGCTTTGTCAGCCGCACCGCCTAACCCTCCACCGAGGTCTTCGACAGCACCGCCAGCAGCACCAGCCGCTTCACCGATACCGCTGTAATCAATTTCGGGAAGTGCGAAGCCAAAGAGACTTGCGATGGCATTTGCCAACATTCTGACCGCATTTGCCAGAGCGATTGCATAGGGAAGAACAGCGTTCAATGCGGGGATGAAGATATTACCCAGAGCACGGGAACACTGAGATACGGCGGCTTGCAGAATACGAATCTGGTTTGCAGGTGCTTCCAGAGTACGAGCCATGTCGCCCTGAGCAACCGTGACCTGATTCATGATGGCGTAATAGCGAAGTTCAGCCTTTTCAGCCTGAGTCATCGCATTGACATTTTTCTGAATACCGAGTGTATATGCTTCCTGCTGCAATCTGGCTGCGGAGAGATCGTAACCCAATCTACGAAGGGGTTCCAACTCGCCGGAAATGCCGGACTGCAATTTCTGCATGGCATCCTCGTATGTGATATTGAAGAACGAAGACAGGTCGTAACCGAGCTGTGTCAAATTCTGACTCATGATATACGCACGATCATTCACAACACCGAAACCAGTGGCGAGTGTCATAAACACGCCCTGATGTTTCAACCATGTTGCAGGATCAATACCCATGATCTCGGACACCGTTTCTGCATACTGATACGCTTCGTCGGCATATTTGCCCATGGAAGCGTTGAACAGATTCAAACTCTCGACATATTCGTTCGAGGAGTCAATCCACTTAGCAACCACCTGTCCACCCTGCTTCACTGCTGTGAATGCAATAGCTGCTTTAGCTGCAAGGTTTACATAACCATTACTACTCCTGCGAGTGCTGGTGGTCATGTTGTCAATCGTACCGATTGTCTTCCGGAGATTCTTCGGTAATGCGTTAAAGGCGGTGTTGATCGTTGCCATCTGAGATGCCAACGGGTAAATGGCATCCACCAGCTTCTGAATCTTCCGGGTGGCAGAGTCAATGTCGCCATCGTCCAATTTGCTGAGGGTCTCCGGCAGTTTACCCAACTGATTGATGTAAGTGCCTAAATTGGATTTTCCGATAGTAGACAACGGGGAGAGTGCGTTGACCATATCGTTCAAAACGGTGAAATCCGCACCGTTCATCTGCTTTGTTGCTTCTCCAATCTTACCAATTTGATTTGCCACGGAAGATGAGATTTTTAAGTTACTCAATCCAGAGAATCCCTGTAAACCTCTTGCCAGTTTATCGAGCTTGTCCACAGAGCCATGGCTGATGTTGCCCAGACCTGTCTGGAGCGTGGTCAGCTTCTTATTGAAAGAAGACAATCCTGCTCCACCGGAAGTAGCGGTTTTCAGTCTGCCCAGAGACTCTTTCAACTGTTCAATACCGTTAGATGCCAGTTGTGCATTACTCTGTACTTCAAGCTCCAAAGATTCAACCGTCGTAGACACATTTCTCACTTCCCTTCAAATTTCTTATTATGCCGCAACATGAATCCTTCCATCATGGCTTTGCCCTTATCGAAGGTTTTCTTCGCCTTTTCTTCTTCTCTGAACTCGACTTGCTTCTCAGTGAGAGCATAAGGCTCGCCAAGATACGGAAGCGGCTTCGTTCCCTTCTTGGCAAACGCATGAAGGATGGGAGAAACCCGGCACAGTGCGTCGTAAAAATATGCACCCTGTAACCACATTTCCTGATTTTTGCGGCTAGTTCTGAGTTCCTCTGCCTTGCGATAGGGAACAACAAGACGAGGATCCTTGTCCCAATACTGCTCCTCGGTCATCCCGAGATACAGGTAGTAGGGAAAAAGCTCATTGAACTTCTCTGTGTAAGTGGAGAGGGGAGCAGTGGTAGAATTACCACCACTCCCCTCAGTGGAGGACAGCGAATCACTTACCAAGTCGCTGTCCAGTTTACGTTTCCCTTATCTTCTGCGGGTTCCTCGACGAGTGCCATGATAGGCTCGTTGTACATTTCTGCCAGCTTGCCGATCAGCTCGTCTTTCTTGGTAAGTTTGGAATAAATGTTGTCGATGACTTCCTGCTTCACAAATCTGTGATTGGCGAGGAACGCACCTGCGAACAGGGCGGGCAGAGTGGTCATGGGCTTTTCGGTGATTGCGGATGCAACGAAGCCCTTCTTCTCCATCTCTGCAACGGTTCTGCGGGTAAATTCGAGGGTATAGTCCTTACCGTCGAAAGAAAAATTTAACTGCTTGCTCATTTGTCTGTCCTCCAAAAATTGTTATTTACGCAGTCTCACTCACCATATTGATGGGGGTGGAAGGTGCGATAGTGATGTTCATGTCAACGACTTCGTTGACACCGCCGCCGACGGGGTACACAGAATGCTGACCCTTGAACTCGAACTTACCATCGGAGCCAGTGGGAGTCAGAACGCCGTTCTCCTCGGTGCCGCCAAACCAGACTGCATACTCATGCTCAACGCCCTCCAGAGCTTTCAGCTTGGTGTAGTCTTCCTTGGTGTAGTTGGCAGCAAATTCCAGAGCGTCCAGATTCTGAATGCCGGGGATATAGGTCTGCATCTTATCGGACAGGGTAGTGGTCTCCAGCATTTCGGGAGCACCGCCCAGATCAGGGAAATCCTTGATGTCCACCAGCTTCTCATAAGCGGTTTCTTTCTTCATCATCAGGAAAATCTTATAAGTAGAGATTGCCATGGGAAATTACCTCCTGTAAATTTTTTTGTTGGCAGAAACAACTGCCTTATACCTGCCGAGTAAGCGATACACCGTTGCATCATTCATATTGGGAACAGGATTTAACATTGTACGAGTAAACCCGAGACTGCCCATAATTTCATCAATACAAGCGGCAATTTTCTTGCATTCGGCTTTCTTACCTTTGGACTTGTTTGAGTACACATTCAACTCATACATGACCGACGCATGATTCTCCACGCTATCGGTTGTCTGAGTCTCTTGGTAAGCGAAATTATCGACTTCGACCAGAGATGCACACGGGAAAGATGACGGAGATTCGACATATTCGCCCACCATAAACAGCTTAGGGTACAGAAGTACCACTTTGCTGTGCACGATATTGAAAACTTCGGATTCTATGTCGATCATGTGAACACCTCTTTTGCGATATCGACGATTTCTTGACACACGATTTTTACGGCATTGTACATGGGCATCTGAGCAGGAGTACCGTGTGTCACCCGTAACTCCCCATTCTCATAATAGCTCCATGCTTTTTGCTTACCCTTACCTTGTCCATAACCGCCGATCAAAAATCCAAGCTCACCACCTTTTGGATGAGGAGAGGATCCAACCGAACCGTTATGAAAAACACCTGCACCAAATTCAACCCACACAGCATCTTCGCCATTTGCGATGATGACAGATATCTGTTCACGATTTTCAATAGATACGGAAACTTTAGGGGATCGCCCGCCCAATCGAATAGACTGATCGACCATCGCACCAGCGAAACCCTGTTTGACTAATGTCTCCAGACGTTTAGCTATGCGATCTTGAAGCAACGCAGTCTTGCGTTCAATCTCCTGTTCGTACATCTCCAGTTCTTTGATCGCACGATTGATTCCGGCAGAGGATAAGCTCAACGTGATCTTCTTTTTACCCACGGACATCCACCTTACTCACTGCAATCAATACAGAATTGAGACCGTCAGCAACTTTCTTCACGACGTAATCGTGTGGGGTGAGGACTTCACCGTTGTCACTGACCGCCAGACTACCGTCCTCATTGAGCTGAGGTGCAGAATCAATCCAAAGGGCGGTATATTCGTCAATCGGTGTAGCAGGATCACTCATCACGATTACTTTATCGTAGGAAATGTCCTTGCCAAATGGCTGTACCACCGCTTCTCCGGCGGATGCTGAAATATTGGCTTTCGACTTTATGGGATTGTGGCGGATGATGTCATACTCACCTGTCAGATTCCCGTACTCGTCGGGGATAGGTTTCTTATCCTTATACAAGGCATACCAGAAGGGCACCTTATTTCGATTCAGACACCTCATGATCCCACCTCAAATCAGACCGCAGATCGGCAGTACATTTGCCCGGATGTAATGGAGCATATCGGGGTAAGAAAAAGATCGGGAAATGCCGTTTTCGCTATGAGACAACTGAGATTCTGCTCCGCTCTGGGAATAACCCGTAACGACTGCGAAAATCTGAGTCATTTCATATTCGCTCGGAACAGTTTCTACTTTCTGAGAACTATGGGAATATCGCCATGCGATAATCTCCTTCTCAGCAGCAGTGAGGTAGACCGTAATACGAGCATCCTCAGAATTATCAGAAATCTCCAGCATGGACTTAACCATGGCGAGCTTTTCCTCATTACTCATTACAATCTACCTCCCTTCTTACTGCTTCTTACGAGTATTCTTCCGACTGCCAGAGGGCTTCGTCGCCCTCTTTGCAGTCTTTTCGGATTTCTCCTGAGCACCCTTATCGGCGTACTCCGCAGCTTTATCAATTTCAATGGGAGTACCGGGTGCATAATACTTTCCATTGAATTTGACCCTATGCGGAAACTTGACGGATGCCATTAGTACGCCTTAATGACATAGGTCTCGTCCATACGCTCGTAGGAGGGCAGGACGATCTCAGACACGGTGGTCTTGGTGTTGACGGGATCGCTGGTGACGGTGACAGCGATTGCCACGCCCTCAGCGGTAACAGAAACGTCAGCGTTGGCGTTACCCATCAGAGTACGCTCCTCGGGAGTGACACCGTGCCAAGTGTTACCCAGAGCACCGGAAGGCAGCAGGGTGCAGAAACCGTCAGCATAGAACTTCTGTGCCACACCGGACTCATCCTTGAACTGCTTGGTGTACACCACGATGGTGATGTTCAGCTCGGTCTTGAACAGCTCCTTGACACGAGCGTCGTTCATGAACACGTTGGCAGTAGCGTTCTGAGCCAGAATAGCGGAACGCACCTTGGCGTTTGCCTTGATGTGATTGAAAGTATCACGGCTCATCAGAGCGATGGAGGGACGGGAGCCGGTAGCGGCTTCGACAGCGTCCTGACCTGCGGTCATGTCACCCATGGGATCGGAGTTCTCGTGGTCAGACCACTTATCGGTCTCACCCTCCAGAACCATGTAGTTGTTCTCCTTGTAGGAACCATCGGTGTCGTAGTTGTAGGAATACTGCACACCGTTGGCGGCGATCACGATACGGGGGGAACCGTCGGTCACGGGGCACAGGAGCTGCATACGCATACGCTCGGCAACGACATCGGCACCGTCCAGCAGGGTGTTGGTGTCGTCGAAGATACGGGCAATAACATCAGCGGCGTAGGGATCCTTAGCATCCTGCACACGCATGATCTCCTGCTCATCAGCTTCCTTCACCAGCATGGACTCACGGAAGAATGCCATCTCGGTCTCGTCGATGCGGAAACCCTCACGGGAACGCAGGGTGGACTTGGCATCGAAGTTGGAGGGAGCCAGAGAAACAGGCAGACCCTTGTGACCCTTGATCCACTTGAGATCCAGACCCATCTTCTTCTTGTTGGGGAACAGACCCTGACCCAGATAAGGAATGCGGTTGGAAGCGGTCTCAGTCCAATGAGAAGCAACCGCCTTAGCGTTGAAAATATCAGTAATCTTCATGATTGTTTATCCTCCTTCTTAGCAGAATACGACGTTCTTGAGAGCAACCTTTGCTTCATCAGCAACGGTCACGCCGGAGTGCTTCTGAGCACGAGCGGTATGGATGTAACCACCGATAACCACAGTGCCCTGCGGACGCTCCTCGGAAACGTCATGCAGCAGAATACCAACAGCGGTTGCGTCGTTCGCAACGGTGCCAGCTTCTGCGATGGGAGTGCCAGCCTTGCAGACACCCTCGGTAAATGCAGCGGAGTCCAGAGTCAGAGCACGACCCACATACTCGCTGTTGAACAGGATCTCGACAGAATTATCGACAACCTGATGAGTGTTTTTCATGTTGCCATAAGCCATTTTTGTTTTCCTCCTTGATTAGATGTATTTGGATAAGATGTCGTTGGCGGCTTTGTCAGCTTCGACAGAAGACTTCGCCACCTGCTTTGCCAACTTGACACCGTCGGACTCATCAACACCGGGTTCACCGGGGGGAGGTTCGGGCGTTTCGTTCAAAATCTTATCCCTCAGAGCCTTTTCGACACTTTCGCCATGCTTCTTCATGGCTGCAAACAGAGCAGTGTTATCACCGTCTACCATAGCGATAGCGGCAGCTTCTGCGGTCTTCTCGTCATAACCCATGGCGAGATAGGATGCCTTGTGGGTGGACAGAGACTTTTCACGACGAAGGGTGTCCAGTTCATCCTTCATCTGCTTCTCGGCAGCTTCCCGATCAGCTTTAGCCTGTTCATCCTCGGTCATCTTGGTACGCAGTTGCTTCTTTGTGTCGGCAAGGTCGCTGCTCGCCTTGTCGAACTGTGCTTTCATGGACAAATACTCCTTGGAAGCCTTGGGATCAGCGAGAATGTCATGGGGCAGCTTCTCCAGCAGAGCCAGTTTTTCTTCCGTAGACATACCCTCGTTATAACCCTCGACCTTACTCCAGTCGATTGCCATAATGATTACCTCCAGTGCGTTTGAACTGTTCTCTCAGTATGAATTTTTGCGAAATTTAGATACGCTTTCTCTAGCGAGCTGCGAATTGTTTTAAGTGATTTCTCTACCACCGTCTTTATTTTTCGGATTCGTCTCACCGGACTCGTCCGTTACGACCTTTTCGGGATCATCGGTGGCTTTGGGCAACCACCGTTTCAGATATTCCTGAGACTGCTGTACCACATCCATAGGATCGTTGAACAATCCACTGGTAGCGATAGCAATATCGGGAGCCAGACCAGCTTCCAGCATGTGAAGCAGAGCTTGAGTTTTGGTCAACAGGTTATCATGCTGTCTCCGGGTGAACTTGCAATCAACCTCAGACAGCTTGAGATCACATCCGGTCTTCTCCCGCATAATGTGGAGTACCAGCCGAAGGAAATCTCTCTCGGATTCAATAAACAGAGATTCCGTGTCCTTTGCCCGAGCTTCACACTGACTCCATCCATCACGGAGGAAGACAGCGGCACCTGTATCGGAAGTAGATGCACCACCTTTTGTCGTGGTGGGCATACCGCAGATGATGAGTACCTGATCGTACAGATAGTCAACCAAGGTCTGAGTCTGTGTCTGATTCAGCTCCTGAGTGATAATCTGTACATCGGCAACGTTTCCGTCCCGAGACTTAATAACGATTGCACCCAGCTCACGCAGCTTTTTGATCTTCTCCTCATCCACATCACAGTTGACGAATTTCAAGAAGCTCTGCACAAACTGCTCCACACCATCGACACGGTTGGACATCAGGGTGTTCATGGCATCCAGCAGCGGGACAGCGGGTTCAAAAGAACCAGTCAGCGACATATTGAGTCGATATTTGTAAATGGGGATATCGCCCAACGTATGCTGTTTCCACACCAGAATCTTGTCGTCCATGACCTCGAAATAGTGTGTGCGGGTATAACCGCAGCAGATTTCCTTGAGGACATTGGAATCGTCATATCGGTAAACAATCCGTACACCCATCACTCTGCGATGACCGAAACCGGAATGATAAACCACAAAAGTGTGGCGGGGATCCGGGATGTCAATGTTAAAGGGTGCTTCATCAGAATCCTTTTTATAGGTTTTATTGGGAAGCACCATGCGATATCCGAGACCTGCAATCGCCATCCACGTTGCCATCTTTTTGTCATGGCTGGATTTGTTCGCAAAGAACATCATGTCATTCAACTGATTGATGCCCTTGGATGCAGCTTCTCTATCACCACGACGGATATAGGTGACAGGCTCGCCCATGAAATAGCCGGATGTAAACTGAGTGATTTCGGCGGCATGGTTTTCTACGATTTTGTTATTGATTTCAGGTCGGATCGTCTTCGTGCGAGATAAAATCGGCTGCTTGCCCCTCTGATACCGAAAGAGGTAATCAATTTCAGCAGAATTTTTCTTATGGACGGTGAGAGCTTTCGTGAGAACCTGCACCAGATTCTGCTTCGTGATGCTCTCAACGGGAGTCAGGATTTCCCTGCGACCAAACAGCTCGATCTTCGACTGCTCCGTTGCCTGAGTTGCTTCTGTGCTCATTTCAATTACCTCCTTTGCTGAAAAATAAAAAAATCGCATGAATGCTGGAATTTCTTCCTCGCATTCATGCGACACCAATCCGAAATATTTTATTTTTACACTTATCATTCTAACACAATATATTGTATATGTCAATAGGAAAATAAACAATATATAGTATTTTTAGAACGGACGTTTGATGATTTGGACTGCATTTCCAGACAGGCTCTGGGCATAGTCAGCAAGCATCGAGAAAGCATCCGGTACGTCATCGTTTTTGTTCCTGCCCGACATGGTATAAGAACAGAGCATATTGACCATTTTACCGTATTCGCTGGATCTCTTGTAGAGACTCTTATCCCGGAACAGGCAGTGCTCTTTCACCCATGCACTATTTACAATAATTCGTGTCTCCTTATTCGAGGTAGTGAACTTCGTGGTGATATGAGTACGACCACCTCTGGACTTGATCTCCTTTTGGACTTTCTCAGCCACCTTACCACCAGCACTGTTACTCTCAAATCGGCACTGGTGCACACGATGGCGAACGAGAATATCCGCCAAACGAACATCAACGACATTCGGCAAACCGTTATCGCAGATGCAGTCCTCTATATAGAAATCCTGCCCATAGACATAGGCAACAGGAAGGACAGCGTAGTCCGTGCCTTTATCCTTGGTGTCACAGATGCCGAGGATGACATCCGGTTCGCCGTCGGGCAATTCAAAGAATCTCCGCAACTCGTCCTCATCGTACACCAAACCTTCACGTTCGATAGGCTCATTCTGATACAGAGCTTTGAAACTGGCTTCGTCCAGATTTGCAGCCATGTCCTCGAAATACTTCGTATCGAAACCAACGCCGTAATCATAATCGAAATTACTTTCGCCGTTTTCGTTAAGAGCCGGGAGCACGATGAATTTTGCACGAGGATCATCGTCGTATTGCTGCTCCAGACGACCAATGACATCATGGACAGACCACCGGGTTGCGATGTGGATTTCCTTTGCTCCTAGCTTCTTACGGGATTTGAGGTCGTTGGTATAGCTTATCCACAGCTTGTCCAGACGATCCTTGCTCATGGCTTCCTCGATACCAGACACAAGGTCATCCGCATAGAGGATTTTTTCGCAACGAGTGGCACCCGTCAGAGAAGCATTGATGGCACGGCAGGTCAGTGTACTGAAACGGTGCTTCTTACCGAGGTCGATGGTTTCCTCTTTCGTATTGGTAGCCGCCAAAGATACACCCGGGAAAATCTCAGCCCAGAGATACTCGGGATCCGTGATGATCTGCAACGCTCCGTCGAAGAAGGAACGAGTCAGAATGCCGGAGTGGGCAGATGCAAGGTTAGGGCAATCCGGGAATTTACCCATGATCCATGACAAGAAGAAAATTCCCAAGGTACTTTTGCCGGAGCCGGGTGGCATAGAGATCGTGAGCAGGTCGAGAACGTCGTCTGCCAAATCCTGCATGGCATCCACCACTTCGCCCAGCACTTTTCTTCGGGGAGGGTAGAATTTCTTGCTTGCTTCCCGGTTGAACTCAACTGCCAGCAGGTAACAATGGAAGTCATCCTGACCTGCCGCAAAAACTGTCCGGCGATACAATGCGTATATTGACAAAACCTCATCGTCGGTATGCTTTTCGTTACCCAATGCACTCTCGCAGATATCAGCTAACTGTCTGAGATAGGAGACACCGAGCTTTCGATCAGTTTCCATCGCATGATGACTCAGATAATAGAGATCCTCCATATCCCGCAGGGACTGGCTGGAGCGGGCATCTTGAGCAACGGTATTTAACAAATCTCTCATGATGTACCCCCTGTGCAACCGAGCGTCTCGAATACCTTGAGGATCTTCGGGAACTGCATGGCAATCCAGTCGATCATCTCCTCGTTCATCGCCCACGATTCGACATCCATTGAGCAGCCCCACAAGCCGGACTCCGCAAGGAAAGCATGAATGACTTCATGACGCAGAGTGACTTCGATGGTAGCTTCCTTGCATTTCTCATCCTCTCCAGCCCACTGCGGCACTTCGTTCATATCGACGATGACGATGCTCCGAGCCGTGGGCTGACAGTAACCATATCTGCCCTCCAGAGATTTATCGTCTGCCAGAGACACACCGATGGACACGGTGTATTCTGTTCCCAAAATGTCTACTTTGATTTTATCGCACATTTATATACCTCCAAAAAGAAAATCGCATGAATGAGAGTGACAATAATGTCCTTCGCATTCATGCGACACCAATCCGAAATATTTACTTATTTGACATCCAATCTGCTCATGAACAAATGATAAAGCTCAGAATCATAATCAACTGTTCTCAGATTCTTATAACCATCTTTATAGTAGACAAGGAATGTAACCTTGCGATTCTCCTTAATATCTCGCTGGGCTGTTACGGCACCAACGGCGGCTCCGAGACCTCCAAATAATGCTCCGCCTACCAAAGCTCGACCTACGGCATCGCCCGTATTTACTTTACTGGTTGCATTACTTGCAGAATCGACGATTTGCGTTTTCACAACCCGTTCTCTTTCTTCCGTGAGAATATCGTCCTTATTAAGACCTGCTGCGAGTTTTTGTGCTTGCTTCGCTTTTCTATATTGACCGGGTGCGAACAGTATCAGTAAAAATAAAAAGCTCGTTGAAAATAATCGGTATGGAGCTTCAAAATATTCTCGAACATATTTGCACAAGCATAAATAAGTGAGGAAAACCATGGTAATCCAAATAGTGACCCACAGAGCTGATTTCCAGCTCTTTTTCTTCCTCGATGCTAAAATGATAGTGATTATCCCCGCAACGGGGATCAGGAACATGGAAAAACCAGCGATGAGAATTGCAATATCAAAAGATGTCATTTTACACCCTCTCCTCCTATCTACGGCTGTATGATGAAAACGGTTTCAAATGGTATGTCGGAAAAACTACGTTCACATCGAGTGGACGCACATAATTTTTGAAGATGTTCCATTCTTAATTTTTCACTATGAAAAACATTGAAGTTTTCATGTTTCGATGACGGTAACTGAATATTCACTTTTGAGCAACGATAATCGGTGTGACACTCCCCGCAAACTGAGCAAGGTGTTGTATTCTCGATTTTAGATTTCATTTTCATCATTTCTCAAGCTCCCGCACCCTGCTATACCATGTGCTCCGGCTGATACCGAGAGCCTTGCAACATTCACTGACGGTCAACAGACCGTCTTTTTGTTTTTGGAGAAATTTTTCAAAATCGGGTATTGGCTTCGGCTTACGTCCTTCTCGATACCCTTCCTTTTGACGAGCAATCTCTTTCCCTTCGGATGTTCTTTCGACGATCATGTCACGCTCAAATTCCGCAAAAGCGAAGAAAATGGAACGCATCAATTTTCCGGTGGTGCTGTTGTCCATGACACCCATGTTCAAGACATTGACCGTGACACCTCGGTTCAGCAGCTCATTGATGAGATCGCAACCGTGGATGGTGCTTCTGGCAATTCTGTCCAGCTTGGCTACCACGAGAGTATCGCCGGATTTAATGGTGCTCATAAGCTCATCCAGTTTAGGACGATGCTTTTTGGTGCCAGTGAAGGATTCCTCGAAGATGTATTCCGCACCTGCTTGAGTGAGAAGGTTTTTCTGAACCTCCAGACCGAAACCGTCGGATGACTGACCTTTGGTGCTTACACGAGCATAACCGTAAATCATAATCTCCCCTCCAGTGAGTAAAGTGAGTGTTTGAGCCAAATTGCGTAGAACTTTTCTATATAGAGCTTCTTACAGAGGACTTTTCTGCAAAATGCTGATTTGACTCACTTTTATCACTTAATCAGTGGAGCTTTCTTCATCGATGCTGTCAATGACAAACTGGTCACTGCGTCTTTTACCCTGAGTACGCTTTTGAACAACAACCTCGTAACCAAGAACATCCAGCATTTCAATGGCTTTATCAAAGGTCATGTTGGGGTTGGTCAAGCGAGCACTTACGTCATTGGGACGTTTCTTACCGATGGCTTTTGCCATGCTGCTCAAAGACATATTGTTGATCTTCATGATTTCTCGGATAGCTTTGTTGATTCTCATATCAACACATCCTTTCCTTGAGAGGATTATATACCAATTTTATTTAGATGTCAAGAGAAAAGATAAATATTTTTAGTAGGGTCTTTTTGATTTTTGAGAATATTCGAGCAACTCCACCGCCGCCCGCCCTCCGGGCGATACACCCCGACGGTACCCGCCCCGGCTCCAGCCGTGCCCGTTTCCGAAATCCTCCAGACAACGCCGCCGGGATCCTGTACAGCGGACAACGTGCGAAAACTGTTAAGAAAAAGAACACGGAAAAGCAAGAGAAAATATACTAAATAAAATTGGTATTTTCCTCTTGACAACTAAAGATAATTAGTATATAATACAGATACCAAATAAATTTAGTATGTCAACAGGGAGTGATAAACAGATCGGGAACTGAACCCGTATAAACTGAAAGCCGGGGCACCGGGTGGAAACGGTACAGGTGCAAGCCCTTTAAGAAATGATCCTAACCTGTGACGGGCTGCACCGTTAGGATCCCAAATCGAAATAAACAGGAGGTTATAAAACTATGTCAACTATCGAAATGATCCAGACCTGTCAACAGTACCGGGAATTGCAGCGGCTCCGGGAGGAAATCACCGCTGAAATGGAAGCACTAGCGGACGCAATCAAAAACGCCATGGGAGACCGTGACACCGTCACAGCGGGAGAATACAAGATCACCCACAAAACCGTTAACGGCTCCAGACTGGACACCACCGCATTAAAAAAGGAGCTGCCCGACATCGCCGCCCGCTTTACCATTCCCACTGTACAAAAGCGTTTCCAGATCCGATAAAAGAAAACGCCGGGGAAAGTGCTGCAACACTTAACCCCGGCAACCGTACCAGAACAACGACGAACCAATACAGCCCGGATATTATAACATGACGGGCTGCAAAATGCAAGGAGGAAAAGCAAATGCAACCCGCCAATAAAATTTCTATCAGCCCCGGTAACCAGAAAATGGGCTATATCCCGTCCATATCTCTACCGCCCGTTGTCACCTGTGCGAATGGCTGCACCTGTGCGAATAAGTGTTACGCCGCCCGTCTTTGCAAGATCCGTAAAACCGTACGCAACGCATACCAGCGGAATCTGGACATTTTAACCAGTGATCCCGGCTCTTTCTGGTTACAGGTGAAAGCGGCTGCAATGGTGACAAAATACTTTCGTTTCCATGTGGCGGGTGATATTCCAAACCCGGAATACCTCCAGCAAATGACACAGCTTGCAAGGGATCTCCCCGGGACAAAATTTCTTGCATTCACTAAACAGTATAGCATGGTGAATGATTTCCTGATTTCTGAGGATCTCCCGGAAAACTTGCAAGTCATCTTTTCCGCATGGCCGGGAATGAAAATGCACAATCCGCATAATTTACCCGTTGCAAATGTGATTTTTAAGGGTATGACACCCGCCGACAACTGGAAAATTTGCGGCGGTAATTGTGCTGATTGTGCGTGTCGTGGTGTTGGATGTTGGGAACTGAAACCCGGCGAACAGATCGCATTTTATGAGCATTAACAGGAGAACAAAACATGATTAAACATCCTTACATTATCAGTTATCATTATACCAATTCTGGACATTGCTGGATTAACGGTATTACCGGGGGATATGTCGAACAATGCGACAACGGCTCATATTTTCGCAATATGGAAAAAGCGATTGCCCACCGTATCAAAAATATCGAAAAACTCAGGCTGTACAGGTAATTCAGATGAACGCATACCGGAAAATCAAATTCACAACCCCGGCACAATATGCCGGATATATTGCCGCCCTTGTCGGAATGTATGCGACTATGATCGTAGTATTTATTTTTACCGTTTAATTATTGGAGGTTTTGAAAATGGCTAGAAATCCGTATAAAAAGCATTTGGACGCATTCGCTAAAAATAACGAACGCCCCGTATTAATCGAACATCACGACGATTTTTATTATATTTCTGAGGGCTTTACAATTTTACGTTTGCCCGCTGTTTATTATGAAATTTTCGCCCGTCCTGTTAATCCTCTGTTTATCTCTCTGGAAAACGGGCAACAAGCAAAACGCCCGCCACGGGAAAAGCTGCCGGAAATCCAGCCCGGAACCGCCGACACCTGCAAAAAGGTTTGGACGATGACGGAAGCAACCAACGACGCAAAATTAACGCCCGTTATTATGGATCTTGACAACGGACAATGTCAGATCGTAAAAACCGGGAATAAAATGATGATGTACAATGAAAAGTATATCAACGCAATCCGGCAATATTGCGACGACGAAATTAAATGCACCGCCGACCGTTACCCCGTCTTAAAATGGGAGGGTGCCGCCGGGGACGGATGTATTATTTTGGGAGTAAATAACCGGGCAGCATGGGACAATTTGCGGAAAGTGGCGGAGGTGATCGCAAAATGAAAAACAGAATCCCCCGGAAATTTTCCGCCATTGTCGGAAAAATGTTGATTGCAACCAGTGCAACGAAACCCAGCGACGTTATCCACATTACTAAAAATGATTTTGGCTATTTGGGATTAAATACCAACACCGGAAAGTATGCCTATTATTTCCCGTCCATGTTGAGAAATGCGGAAATTTTCGAAATGCTGGAGGTGATCCCGGCATGACATTATTCTGTATCATGATTTTTCCCGCTGTTGTTTTGTGGGAGCTGCTGAAAATTTCTAAATAAATACAGCTTGTAAAGCTCTGGAGCGTTAACCCGCCCCGGGGCTTTTCCTTTTGTCCAGCCGGATCCCCGCCACGGCTCCAGACCGCCGGAAACGCTCAGACCGCTTGCAGCCGTGCCGGGATATTACCCGCCGGGAAAACAGGCTGTACACGCCCGCCACGGGCACGACATCGGCACCGCCGACGGGATCCCGTCGCCATTTGTGGCGGCTTTTCTTTTGCGTTTACGCTGTGACGCTCTGAGTGGCTTTTTAAGCGGTTTTTATTTTGGGTATACACGAGTAGCACCACGACACGAAAACGGCAACACGGGCGACAGGGCGACGTGAGAACGGCATTTAATACGACCAACTCAGGACGTTTTCCAGATCAGCGGAAAAGCAGCCGGAACCCGCCCGGATCCCGAAATGATACGCACGGCAGCGTGTTTTGACGGATTTTCGGCTGATTTTCGTAAATTTTCGTAGGAAAAATGCCCGCCCTCCGGGTGGAGAACGGGCGAATTTCTGAGCCAATTTTATAGTCGCTTGATAGTCGCTGGAGTTTTTGAACGAAAGTCGATTGATAGTTGCTCGATAGTCGCTCAATCTTCTGCATTGATCGGTACAGACTGAGGGATATGTCTACGGCGAATCTCGTCAATGTCGATATCAGGCTCTTGCTGGGTGTTGGGAGTGACCACATACTCGGTCTTGTCCTGATAACCGAAGTTGTTCTTGCCTAAGAAAATACCGCTTACAGGGTTGATTTTACCGGAGTTCATGTAAGATTCCCACAGATTTTCCATCAATTTGTACGCCTTTTTAATTGTGTCCTCAACGCTGGGCGGCAGCTTGGGGGTGCTGGAGGTCTTATTACCAGTTTTAATCTCCCAAAGTCTCCGTCTATCCAAACCCAATGCCATGCCCAATCCAGCCACAGTCGGTTTCATATCATAGTTGGCATACAACATGAAATAGTCGTTTACTCTCTGCTTTACCGCATCAGGGTCTTGCAAATCAATATCCGGCATATTCATCAGCTCGATGTTGAGCATCAGATATTTGGTGTTATCACCCTCATTGACCTTCAAGGCAGCGTCAGTCAGAAAGTTGTTTCCACCACGGGGCTTACCCTTCTTCTTGACAATCTCCTCACCAGTCTCCATCAGAGAGTCGTTTTTAGTTGCCACTTTTTGCCACCTCCTTCCGTGAAGTGATAAAAGTGAGTGTTCTCAGCTTTTTCCCTATAACTTTTCCTATATAGCCCCCTATAAGAAGACTTTACTGCAAAAACCGTAAAACACTCACTTTACTCACTTGATTTACACTGTGTCACGCAATTTCAGACCGTAGTAATAGGGATAACCGTCCTTAATCGCCTTGCGATCATACCAATCAGGATGCCGCTCCATCTCGGAATTAAACCGTCGTGCACTCAGAACAGGGGCACCTTCGCTCTTTGCCCACAGCTTAAAATTGCTATACAGGTCTTTCGTCTTAACCAGTGCATCGTCCTTGTACTCGCACCGGGCTTCCAGAAACTGCAACACCAGATCGTTGTCTTTCTCATACTGCTTGACGACTTTCTTCATGTGCGGGGGCATGGTCAAACCACGTTCCTTATACCGGATGTAACCACGAATCAACCACATGAAGATACCGCTCATGGCTTCCTGAGAAGTCAGCTCGTTTTTCAGATTGATGTCCTGCTCCTCCGGGGAGAAGTGGCGGTTAAACTCCACTACCTTGATACGCTCAGATGCGAAGATGGATTTGTCCGTCACCATGGGTAGATCGTTACAGGACAACCAGAGAGTAAACTGCGGGAGGTAGGTAGTTGCTGCCTGATACAGAGCACGGGCGGTGATTTCTTCACCACCAGTGAACTTCTTTATCTGTTCCTCATCCAGCTTACCGTACTCATTACTTTCGGACATAGTCACAAAACGCTTGCCCTTCAATCCTGCCAGAGTCGGGGAAGCTGCTTCTGCATCACGGAGTCGGTCACTCTTGCAGATGATACCAACAGGGGCAACCCGGGCATAGTCGCCCAGCATTGTTTCGATGGTATTCAGCATGGTGCTCTTGCCGTTACGGGTAGTCTTACCATGGAGGATGAACATACACTCCTCATTGGACAGACCCAGCATGGAGTAGCCCAACGCCCGCTGGAGGAAATCCGCTTTCTCCTTGTCGCCCTCGGTGACTTCGTCGATGAAGGTTTCCCAACGCTCGCAGCGGACATCTCGGCTGACAGTGTGGCGGAATGCGGTCTGCATTGTGAGGTAATCCTCCGCCCGGGCTTCCCGGAAAGAGAAGTCACGCAGATCGTAAGTACCATTCAGACAGTTGATGAGATAGGGATTTGCGTCAAACTGAGCAGCGGAGATGTGCAGCTCGCCAGTGGCATCCTTGAGGATCCGGTCACGCATCCGGCGGTCTCCCATCTTATTCACGAAAGTCGTGTAGCTTTTCCGCAGGTCATCGTCTGCGATCTCACCACAATAAAGGATCATCAGGCGGACAAAGTCTTTGATCTTCTCAGATACCAGAATAGCACCCTCGTCCCGCCGCCACGCACCGGAGTCGTAGGTATACCAGCACTTGTGCTCCTTGCAGTAACGAGCTTCCTTCTGATACAGCATACCGAAAAGATTTGCCATGCCCATTTCAGACCATTCAAAACCGGAAGTAGTATCGTCTGCCCGCTCGGGGTGCTCCTGCTTGATGATGAACATTTTGTCAGAAAGTTCCTCATCCAGAATCACCCTGCCGGAGCGGAGCTGGAAAAGCTCCCGGGATTCACCAAAATCATTCATTTGCTTTCACCTCCTACAATAGCTCACTTCAGTCGGCGGCTCCGGCAACGGCATCCAGTGAGTAACGTTCTTGTACCAGACATCGCCCCATTCGCTGTCATAGCGATACCAACCTCTCCGACCAAACCATAGCAGTTCACAGTACGGTTTACCGTCGATTGCTCCTGTACAAAGGGTCAGGTACTTTCGGGCGTTATCGGGGATAAACTCCGGCAATCTCTCCGTCACCGGGATCCAGTTGGATGGTTTCCCATGATCGATGAGTTCTCGTGCAAACTGTTCTGTGGCTTTGAAATGATCTGCGGAATCCGTCTTGATGATGACTTCAAATTCCTTGTTACCATAGCTTCTTGAGATAAATTCAGTCATAACCCTCCTCCTTGTAATCCATAACAACCTTGACAGCTCTATACAGCAGGTGCATGATGATGGCATCTTCACGGTGCCGACCAATATAGTGTCCGTACAGTTGAGCATTCTTCCGCCCTTCCTCGTAACAATGCTCCATAAATTCGATGCTCCAGAAATCGTCCTTGTCCGGGAGGTCTCCGTATTCGTCCAGATTCCACTCAACACCGTCTTTAATCAGATTCTTGACTGCTTCGTTACTGCAATGAGCCTGATGTAGATACTTCACACAGCAATCAATAAAACCGAGCTTGTCCTGATACATATACTGAGGATTCGTGCCGTGCGTATACTCTTTGAATGCTTCCTGAATCTTTGTTTCAAAATCCACGGGGACATCCGATGTGTCAATCACAATTCCTCTGGGGAAATATGCTTTAGCCATTGTCAGTCACCTCGTTCACCTCAAGTCGGTAGGTCTTACCATTATACCCGAACTTCATGGCTTTGTCGTTTTCAAGAATGTATTGAGCAACAGCGGACATCGCTTCATCGGTACATTCCGTTTTGTTTAACCACATGGTTTTGCTCTTGTTGAGCGTTCCTGCGTAGATTGCAAATGCTCCACAGCCAACATGATATTCAGCCACAGCATTACCTCCAAATCATTCTGCGAATTTCATCGTAGGTTTCATCTACGATAATGTTGTCTTGTTCACAGGCATCCGGGTAGTTGAAGGCAAAGTAGATTCGCACTCCGTCTTTACCGTTATCCCAAATCTCCTCGACCCACCGCAAATTGATAAGTCTGGGATGTCCGTTCACATGAACTTCAATAAAATTACTCATTGCTTTTCCTTTCTCCGTCTTTGCAGAAATAGTCCGGGTCGAACATTTTCCAGTTGCTGCTCTCATAGGGATGGCAGAACTGTTCTTCGGAATCAACGAAATGTGAGTGCTTATCGCACTAGCCGATGTTTTCATGCCAGTGCTTGCAATCCTTACACAACACCGGAATCCTCACGCCATTGGCAAGCAGCCAATCGGCTTCGTCACGAAAACTCTCGGTAGTGCTATATTGGGTGATAAGTCCCGGAGAATCCATCAGTTTTCTGGTGAGTAATTCTTTTTCGGTCATTACCACAACTCCTTTCGACAAGACAGTCCCTTGAATTTGACTCCGTCCCAATGCGATTGCAAGAAGGGGCAGGTGTCACAACGTAATCCACAGATTTTTCTCAGTTGCTTTTTATGCAACCATCCAATCAGTCGATTAAACATTTTATCCCCTCCTCAGCCACCAGACGTAAGCCGCTTCTGATGTGATCGCAAGCACAGCCAGTGCCGTGACCGCCCGGTCGTTGAGCGGCAATTCCAGTATCTTCCAGATAGTTCCGTAGACCAGAAAGAAACCCATGGTCATAAAGAATAGAAGCATGAATACCTTCACATAGTTGCCAATATTGTTCATTTCTTCACCGCCTTTCGGATTCCCTCTGCAATGGCGGGGATGGAGCACTTTTGGTGATACTCAGACCACCAACCGCATTTTTCACAGGAACATTCTCCGTGAGTAATAGGGCAGATCATGGTATTCACACCCCTTCCCGCAGCGTGAGAATATGGGCGAGTGCAGAACAGGCTTGACGAAGGGCGAGGTTTTCTTCCCGCAAGAGATTATTCTGGCGGTGAAATTCTTCCGCATTTTTAGCGATGATGGCTTCCACCTCATGTTTGTGTACGAAATTACAGTCGAGCTTCTTGAGCAGCCGCTCCTTTACGACGGGATCCAAGGGTTGTGCCAAGAGATCGTCCATGAAATCAGGAGCAACGTTTGTGTAACAAGCCATGGTTATACCTCCTTTTTATGAGATTGCACTTTGCGTAAAGCCTTAACAGCTTTCCCCAGAGCAAGTTTTTCTTCGCCCGTGAGGTCTCGGCTCCAGACACGGACGGGTTTCTTTAACAGCTCGGATATGACACGAGCGGCTTCGGTATTAGTCATAGTGATTCTCCTTCGGAGCTTCCGGCATGGGTTTCCAATGGGTAACTTCCCCGGGATCCCGGCGGTACAGATTGCTCTGCCACACACCATCGTCGGAGAGGAAACCTTCATGCACGGTGGGGAGCGGTTGCTCCCCAGGCATATAAACCAGAACGGAAACAAATCGTTCGGGCAGGTAATGATGTACGGAGATCCACCCGTCATCCTCGGGTGTCCAACGAATCAGGGTTTCGCAGTCTTCAACCGCTCTACGGGCGGCACCGGAGATAGGCTGCTTATAGTCATGGAGCTTTTTCAGAATAGTTTCCTTGAAAGTCATTTCATACCTCCCCGGGCGGCTCAGGCAAGGGCATCCAATGGGAAATCGGATCAGATACGCTCCAGTCCCATTCATCGGGTCGTCCATACCACCGTCCTTTTTGCCGAAGCTGCGTCCGTATCACCCAAGAGCAGTTTCTTCTCTTATAGGCAACGATGACTTTAATCTGTTTGGTGGTGCTGCCCTTTGGTAAATCATCCTCCGGCAAACGTTCGGTTACAGGGATCCAGCGAAACGGGGTAACGTCTGGAGCACATTCGATAGCAGCTCGGACTCCGGTGATATGAACCATGGTTTTTCCGTGGATCATATCATCTGGCAGAGGAAATTCAGCGAGCAGATTCCTGCGATCAATCAGACCGTCTTTCATCGAGTTTACCTCCCATGGTGTGCTTCACCCGGTCACGTTCCTCAGCTTTCTTGGCGTTATTCCAAGTGCTCATGTTACCGACCAGATATCCAGTGATCCGGCGGATGCGTTCAAACATCACGCCTTTACCCATCTTTTCCTTTTTCAACCCGGTGTACCTCCTTCGTACTTCTCGATCACAGCGTAATACTCGCTGTATTTGATTGGCTCCATGAAGTCATCCAGTTTGATCTCGACATGGTCATTGGACTCCAGACAACCGTAGATTTCGCCTCCTCTGTCCCACAGGGCATATCTGCCGCACATGATGTAACTGAGCCACCAATATTCCAGCAGCTCCAGCCGGGTGAAGTCGATGTGGGCAGTGACGGTTTCGTGCCACTCCAGCAGCAGGGGCGACTTCTTTTTGAAAGAATAGAAGGTCTTCTGGATAGGATTCTTATAGAGCTGATCCTTGTATTTCTCTCGGAGTTCACGGGTCATTTCAACGATCAGAGATTTGCTGAGACAGAAGCGGCACTCGTTGAGACCGTACTTCTGGAGGAAGGGACGAGCCAGATTCTTGAACTTCTTTCTCTCGTCCTGAGCAGCGAAATACTTTGCGTAAAAATCGCTGTCGTGTTTGATTCTAAATGCTACCTGATGAGCCATTTCGACTCCTCCTTATTTAACATATCTGCCGGGACTATCGGAGAAAACACCATCTTTTCTTCGCCAAATACCGAAGCAGATACTCATGTTCAGCCATGTGATAGACAGTGGGGCGGATCCGGTATAGCGGTACGTCCAAGGGACGAAGACGATAGTGGGCAGGAAAGAAAAGATGTAAGAGTAAGTATCGACCTCGAATGTGATCTTGGGTTCGATGCAATATTTCTCTCGCTCGGGTTTGCAGTCACGAAAACTGCGAAACAGCTTTTTAAGTCTCATATTTTGCCCTCCACACGATTAAACATGGAGGAGAGAACATTCAGCTCCCGCCGCAGCCGGACGATTGCATCCTGTATCTGGCTCTTGGTAGCACCCTGCTCAGCGATGCCGTTGTAGCTTGCGAGGTAAGCATGGTCGGCTTTGTTGAGGGTGTTTCGGCGGTTTTCGTGGGTGATTACCGCATAGGTGAGCCGCTTTTCCAGCTCGTTGCAGAATTTCATCTGCTCGATGATTTCGGTCATACTGCACCTCACTTATTCCAAGGTGTGAAATTCACAATCTTAGTCAGCAGGGTTTCGGGATGACCGTCGAAGCAGATCGCCCGGTCGTCGATGTAGACGATGGCAGGGGGCTTTTCCTTCATGACGTTATCGACGATAATACCGTGCTTGTCCAGATATTCTTCAACAGCTCGGAGACCGTCCAAGGTTGCACAGCGGGTGGAAACGACAACGACTTCATACCCGACAGCACGGATATTGTCGATAGCTTCCTTGATACCGGGGACAGGGGGATCGGGGATAACCCCGACTCCCTGCCAGCCGCTGGTATAACTATGGATGACTCCATCGAAATCAAAAACAACGGTCTGTTTCATAGGATCCTCCTCATGGTGCATCAATCCACGGTGCTGACTTCGACGGGAAGCCACATTTTGGGATTGAAATTCAGTGTGTACTTGTAATTGCTGACATCGCCGGAGGTAACGTCTTCTACGACGTAGGTGACATTATCGCTGAGACCAATGAAATGCTTCTTATACTCCCCGTTCTCATCTTCGACGATGATTTCGAGCTGATTGTCAACTCCATCGACTTCGATGGAGATTTTTCCGGTCATCTGGAAAAGGACATCGCCTTGGATGCAGTTGATGACGGTGAGCTGCCGGACATCGTTGAAATTGTCGGCTTCGAGGGACAGGTTGTAGGAGACCTGACTTGCCTGAGTCTGCTCACATCCGGTCAGAGCGGTCATGGTCACAGCAACGATCAGCAGCAGGGTGAAAAGTACAATGTATTTCTTCATTACTTAGCACCTCCGCAATTTTCGTGGCAGATGATGCGTCCGCTCTTGCACTTAGGTACCAGCATGAAGTGCAGCTCCACGGGCACCAGAGCGATCATCTGCTGCACCAGCTCCCGGATTTCCCACTGTGCCCGAACACAGAGCCGCTCGTTTGCCAGATGGATCAGTTCTCTCAGGTTACAGGACAGATACAGGGAAGTTTCACAGGCATTGGGCAGCACATACCGGGCATCCTCATTGGGAACCTTATGGAATTGCAGTTCCTCGTAGTGCTCGGTGATGGTGTGCATCAGGTGTGCGTAACCACCCTTCTGGTCGATGTCATGAATGGTCTTGGGTTCGACCACACCGAAGCCATCTTCGGAGCAGTAACGCTGGCTACGCTGGGTGAAGCTACAATGACGGTGACGGACGAGCTGGTGGGAACAGGCACGGGAAATGCCCTCGATCTTGAAGGTGAAGTAGATGTGCTCCAGCACGGAATGATGACCGTTACGGTACAGGTGCTTCACCAGACCCATGGGATTCTTGGGATCGCTGTCATAGCAGATGCTCGCAATCTGAGCGATGGTTTCGATAGGATTGGGTGTTGCTTGAATGAGTGTTACTTTCATGATTTATATCTCCCTTTTAGGACGTTCTTTCAGCCAACGCCGCCATGCAAAGAACCGAATCATGGGCGGCTCACGGTTCAACCAGCTCTCGAATCTCTGGGTATATGCCAGATTTACGAGATACCGACGCTTGTGTTCTCTACTTTCACTCATGGGGATCCTCCTCGGAAAGATTGTAGGTTTCGTATAATTCTCTGCGGACTTCATCGAGAGCTTCATCGACGATCCGCCGGACTCTCACGCCACGGTTGGACATCCACTTTTTCTTGAATGCTGCCTTTTTCTCAAGGTAGGTTTCCTTGCGGGTGTCACCGGAAGCGTACCAGTCGTAATAATGGATAAGATCGAGAACATCCCATACCAGCTCGGAGATTTCACGATCCTCAAAAACGTTGATGGGCTTATCGCTGGAGTAACCGAAAATTTCGCTTTTCAGACGACTGTCCAGATATTCAAATCTGCCGCCGCTCATTTTTCGACACCTCCTGCCAGTGCTGCCTGAGCTGCTTCCATGGAGAGGAAGACATCCTTGCCGATAGCATTGGTTCGGAAATTCCGGTGGAGTACAGCTTCCCGAGCATGATACCGGATGCGGTTTTTGCTGTTGATGTAGACATACTGGACTTCCATGGGGACGATGTCCTTACCCATGATGCAGTACACAATGTCACCGATACCGCAGTCCAGATGAAGGGTATGACCGCAGTTCTGAATGGTGTCTTTTGTGGGCGGACACGGCAACTTTGCCCAATGAGTTACACTGAATACCGGGCGAGTAAATATGCAATCGAACCAGACTCCTCTTGCATAATTCACAGGAACGATGCGGGACTCAACACCGTCGTCTGTAAATGCCAGAACATCGGAATCATCCGGTGGCATTTTGGAATTGACGGGGATCCATACGAAATTAGCAGAGGATTCGAGCAGATCAGCGACCTTGCGGAAGAAGTATGCACAGTTGTTATGGGCTTCGCACTTCTCGCAGTTGGAAGCATCGGCGGGTTCCGTACCGCACCGTCGCATGATATCCGTTGCTTGCTGCCGGGTCAGATTGGAGAGAACAGGAACATTGGTTTCCATCTTCACACCTCCGGGAGCGGGGGCAGGGGCATCCAGTGGGTGACATTGTCTCCGTTAGATAACCAGTGACCACCGGAATAATGGTAGTTCTCCATGATGACATCCTCACTTACAGGTGAGAATTTCATATAGCACAGAACTCTGGTCTGCTTCGGAGGTAATGCGGTTTCTATAGGCATCCAGCCCGGAGCAGGGAAGTTCTCCAGCCGCTTTGCGACATCGTCGGGCAGGATCCGGGGTTCAAACCGCCACTTCTTAGCGTTGTCACCAATGAGCTTGTACAGACGGGCGACTGCCAGCATAGGACTGTCTTCGCAGACACCGAACTGGAATTTCTTGGCGACGGTGTTATACATACCGTACTTCTTGCCGGGAGCACCGTAGTAATAAACATGACGTTTCATCAGGTAGTTTCCTTTCTGAGTTTCATATACTCTTTATAAGGGATGTTCATGAGCTTTGCGGCACTCCGCAGAGCCTGTTTCTTATCACCGAAAGAGCCGGGGATGGGCTTTTCGGGAGTATCTTTGTGATGGACGTAATATCTTCCGCCCTTCTCTTTTCTTACGACGTAAGTCAGTTCCATAAATTACCTCTTGATTTCTTCCGCCCGGAAAAGTGCCTGTCGAGCAATCATTCGCATAGCGTATGAGAGCTGCCATGACTGGAACCAACCCCGGTGGGTAATTTTGTCGTTACAGTAGATGATCTCCTGATCGGCAAGGTCTGCGATGGAGGTAATGAGAGCACCCTTACGATATTTTCTCTGGTACGCCATCTCATCACCTCTTATAACGGGTCACGCTATTGACGATGCTTTGTAATTCGCTTTTCGGGAGTGCGGGATCACAGGCAACCGTATTAGCGTAGACCAATTCATCATAGATTTGCTGTTTGCTGTACCCCTGATTATGGAGCATACCAGCAAGGGAAGTCAGACAGATGTTCCGGCATCCATCCGGGATGCGAGGGTAGACGGGACGCAACTTGATTCGAGTGCCTTGGGGCAGTTCCCAAATGGGAGTGTAAATCCGACTGCTGATCGTCTTCTCATTTCCATCCGATCTCATTTCCGGGAAGTATTTCTCGACTATGTAATCAATGGCTTCCTGATTCTCCACGATGGATTTGTACAGAACAGCATCTCCAGTCGTGATAAAGAAGCGGGCGGTCTTATAGATTTCAACACCCTTGCGGTTGTTTTTCCCTTTGAAGGGCAAAGTGCCTTTGAGAAAGATATGGAATCCTCTGCCGCTTTTGGACTTCTCTGTGTAGCTCTTACATTTGCCGATGATGTCAGCAGCCAGAGGGGAGAGAAATCCTTCATCGTCAAATCCGATGTCAATGTCGATACCGACGATTCCTGTGTCATTGAATACGAATCCGATATGATCGTAATTGCCCAATTTCACACTCTCCACGGCATCCGAGAAGGATGACCATGATGCCGGATCCACGGACGATGCAGCTTCGTTCTCATACGCTTTCATGGGGACTTTGCTGTCTTCACGAGTGCATACCCACTGATCGAGGGAAGTCAATTCAGTAGGTATGTTCCCGTAGTTGCTCATATCAGCCCTCTCTGCTTGGCGAAGCGACGGGCGGCATCATCGACGAGATTGAACACCATATCCTGACATACGTCGAACTGCTTTGCGACAGCATAGACGGTGTCACCCATGGTATCTCGGGAATGGTAAACAGCCGAAAGAATATCACGCTCTTGGCGGTTGTAGACTTTTGCGATGGCATCGCAGGTCTCCCAATTCACTTTGTCCACATCGGTTCTGAAAACGGGATTCTTGTGACACCAGTAGTAACGCATATAGTAGTTGACGTAATCTGTGTAGTGGGTTCTACCCATTTCAATTACCTTCCTTCGTAATTTCAGTATAGATTTGGTCGAAATCAATGCCGTTGTCCTTGAGCTTCTTGGAGCAGAGCCACGGGCAATCCGTTTTGTCTACCTGATAATAGGTGTTCAGCTCTTTCAAAATCGGGTAGTAATCCTTCATGAAATTTCTGATACCGTTCTCAGTCCAGCCCAAACGCTGGTGAAGTACCCATGCAACTACTGCCATTTCTTCCTTCTCATGGTCAGCGGATGCTTTGCAAATTTCCAATGAGATCATCTCATTGAATGCTTTACGCTCTTTGGCATTGAGATTGATACGGATGATTTGACCACAGGATTTGATAAAGTCCATGATCGTCAAATCCCCATGACATGAGAAGCGATCATGTCAGCCTGATGTGTCCAGAGCACATTCTGGTAGGTATGGATGGCATTGGTGTAATCCCGCCACTCCTCTTTATCCACGAAAGCACCCATGTGGTAGCGGATGCACAGGACTTCTTCCTCAGTCAGCACCAGATGCGGAGCCAGCAGCAGGATGGACTTATCACCGTGACCCTTGAACAGAGTATTAGTGTTGTACTCGTATACGGGCTTGGTGTTTTGAGCATCCATGAAGCTGGCAAGAGTCTGACGGTAGGAGTCGATTTTGCACAGATCGTGGAACATACCAATCAGAGCGGGGCTAGATTCCCGCATCCATGTCAGACCGCATCTCTCAGTGAGCTGAATCAGTGCGATAGCGACTGCATAAGAATGGTCGAACAGACCACCTTCGTAGGATCCGTGATACTTGGTCGATGCCGGGGCAGTGAAGAAACCCTTCTCGATCAACCATTTGGTAAAGTCTTCGGTAACTGCGGATCCCATCAGTTCCTTGAACTTCTTAATGCGTTCCTGCATTGTTTGTTCCTCCTCGAAAAATGACAATCATGCTGGGAAAGGGAGCGTTTTCGGTGGCATCGCCAAATCGCAAACGACCTTTGATGAACCGTATCTCCGCTTTCCCGTAAATATGGTCATGAAACCAGCGAGTATCTGTTCTGGCAGGGAGCAGCATAACCGCAAGCCCCCCCCCCTTGAGCATATTCGGCGGCTTTTGCAACCCAATCTGCGATGACTCTCCCATAGGGAGGATTACACCATACTCGACCATGCCAAGGCTGGAGCAATCCATTCTGATCCCGGGTGAAGTAGGTATCGCATTTGGCATTCTGATCGTCAGCACATACGTCGAGGGTAAACCCGAACTCTGCATCCAACTGATCGAAAAGCCATTGGGGCGTTGCCCAGTTGTCAGTTTTGCTGGAAAACATGACTTCTGCGAATTTATTCATCGAATTTCCTCCGGGGTGTGCCCCACAAGGGGGCACAGATTAGGGATTCTTGATTTTGAAAGCGGGGCGAACACCGTTAGCATTGGTCGCGTGGTTGT